AAAAAGTTAGCGTATAAAAACTGGTAAAATTTTTACACTTTTTCTAATCGCATTAACCAGCTTGAGAAGTGTTTAAACTTGCCACGCTTTGCACGTGGTAAAAGTGCTGTTTAAACTTGCCACGCTTTGAAAGTGAGCCGACAACGTGCCACGCTTTGCAAGTGTATCAAGTTTAAACGCTGTATCTACGGGCTTTGTAGGGGTGGGCAGAGTGCCACGGGGGGTGGGTGGCATATATACTAAATCTCATACATTTCTAGCCAGTTTTAGACATTAACCAGATGACCGCCTAACCGTCAAACCACTTTCCAATCGTGCAAAGATTCATATGTTTTTTGACAAGCTTGTAAAGTAGTTTTTATGGGGTATTATACTGGTATGTAACGGGGGGTATCGTTACACTCATTATACATCTCAGAACGTCTTTTGTCAAGTACTATCGAAATTATTTTTAAATATGTAGATAATGCTTGACAAACTGGTAAATGGCGTATATAATAATAGGCATGTCTTACTTACCGGAAAAGAAAAGAAACTTGACGGAGAAGCAACAATCTTTTTTAGATAACCTCGTGGAAACACGGGGCGATTTCAAAAAGTCCGCAGAACTTGCAGGATACTCAGGTAATCACTATCAAATCTTGAAATCACTTAAACATGAAGTAGTAGATTTAGCCTCAGACGTACTTGCTAGGGAAGCACCTACTGCTGCCTTTAAGTTAATTGAAGTGCTCAATTCAGATAGACCTGTGCCTCAAGCTAACTATAAGTTACAAGCTGCACAAACTATACTGGATAGAGCTGGTGTTGTTAAGACAGATAAGGTTCAAGTAGACCATAATGTTAGCGGAGGTATATTTATATTACCAGAAAAACAAACCGTGGAGTTAAAACAGACTTCTGACGGTGTGTACGAAGATATAGTTGAGGAGTAAACAACATGAAAGTATTTTTAACTGAATTAACTATGTACGGTAAAACATTTGCTGGACCGAACATTATAGCGGAAAACATGGACACAGCAATAAAAGCTGCAGAACAGAACGGATTAGAGTTAGTTGGTGAGTTAGATACAATAGTAGTTGACGACTCTGGTAATTCTTACCATACTGAACTCTCATTTGAGGAGACCATACACTAATGCCTAGAAAGAAAACAACGACTAAAAAGAAATCAACAGTCAATAAAGCAGGTAACTATACAAAGCCTACTATGCGTAAAAGACTATTTGAAAGAATTAAAGCCGGTTCTAAAGGTGGTAAGCCCGGACAATGGAGTGCTCGTAAGGCTCAGATGTTAGCTAAACAGTACAAAGCCAAAGGCGGAGGTTACAAGTAGTGGCACTTAAAAAGTCTCAAAAGTCTCTCAAAAGATGGACAGACCAGAAATGGAGAACTGCTAGTGGTAAGAAATCTTCTGAAACAGGAGAAGTCTATGCCCCTGCAGCTACTATAAAGAAACTTAAATCAACTGCAGCAGGTCGTAAGAAACTTGCAGCAGCTAATAAAAAGAAAAGAGAAGCAACCAGAAAAGGCAAACAACACGCCAAGCATGGTTTGCACAAGGGAAAGAAACGATGAGAGACGATTATAAAAAAGGTGGGAAAGCTAAAGACCCACGTTTAAAAAGAGCAGGAGTTAGTGGATATAACAAACCTAAACGTACTCCTAATCATCCGAAGAAGTCACATATAGTTGTTGCTAAAGAAGGTGATAAAATAAAAACAATTAGGTTTGGACAAAAAGGAGCTAAGACTGCAGGGAAACCTAAAGCAGGAGAATCAGCTCGGATGAAAGCAAAACGCAAATCTTTTAAAGCTCGTCATGCGAAGAACATCAAAAAGGGTAAAATGTCAGCAGCTTATTGGGCTGACAAAGTTAAATGGTAGATGGCTTACTCACAAAAAGTAATTGACAGGTTTGAGAGTGTACTTAACGAACCTGAAAAACACTCGGTAGGTAGGTTCAATCCTAAAGACCCTAACGTTGCAACTGGTATGACAGGAGCACCTGCATGTGGTGATGTAATGCGATTACAGTTAAAGTTGAACGGAGACATCATAGAAGATGTTAAGTTTAAAACTTATGGCTGTGGTTCTGCTATTGCATCAAGTACTATGTTTGTAGATATGCTGAAAGGCAAAACTATAGACGAAGCAAAACAAATAAAAGATAAAGATATTGCCAAAGCTTTAGACCTTCCTCCTATCAAACTACATTGTAGTGTGTTAGCAGAGGAAAGTATTTGTAAAGCTATAGAAAACTGGGAAGAAAAAGTCGCACATCGACAACATAATTATTATGGGTAGACAAATAGGTACTGACGATAACAAGAATGCTGTTCCATTACGGAGGAGTATTTATGGTAAAAGTGATGGTGGTAAAGGTGCGAGACCTAGACCCGGAGTATATTCACAACAGTACAAAGACAATTTCGACAGGATTTTTGGCAAAAAATCGGGAGTAAAAAATGATAAAACAAAAGATTAACTTGGTTGCTGATTGGCTACTGGGTATGCGTAAGAGGCTTTCTGAGACATTCAAAGTGTGGAAAAAGTGGTGTTCTCAGAAAGTCCAGCATTTTCACAAACTAATGAAAGCAAGTAGAATATATAAAGTTGCTAACAAGGTAATACAAAGTGAACCTAAGACAGCGAAGAAGAAAAAAGCACCAACTAAGGCTAAGACAACGAAGAAGACTACACCAAAGAAAAAGTAAATGCCTACAAAGTTTAAGCCATCAGTCAAAAAATATGACCGAAAAACTGGTGTAACAACTGTTGAGCATTACTATATTAAAAATACAAGTAAAGAAGATTTACTAAAAGAATTAGAATCTCGTCATTTAAAACCTAAACTAAGGCAGAAGATACATAACGAACTTAGACGTAGAGGACAATATGACAAATGAATATATTAAAAGAACTTCATCTACAATACCATTTGGATATGAGTTAGTAGATGAATCAAGTACATACTTGAAACCTGTTGAAGAAGAACTAGATGCTTTACAGATTGCTGAGAATATGGTAGTCAATGAAGAAGTATCACTACAAGCAGCTTGTGATTGGTTAGAATATAAAACAGGTAGACGAATTTCAAGTCCGGGGCTGAAGAAACACATAGATAAAAAATATGGATTACGAAGCGAAAGACTGGGAAGTTAATCCCCATCTTTATGTACAAGATAGCGAAGGCAATTTTGTAAAGAATAAAGACGGTACACCACGAAAAAAAGGCGGAAGACCTAGAAAAGATGCGGAATCAGTAGCTCGTAGCACGATTACTCGCAAACAAAAAAACATTCAAAAGCTTGAAGAAAAGCTACAAAACGCTAAGAAATCTTTTAAAAAACAAAAAGAAACACTTCAAAAACTAGACAATACCAAAGAAGGAGTGGTCAGTCCTGAAGATTTGGACACACTTCCTAAAGCTGTTAAAGAACAGTTAGACCAACACAATGTATTGTTCCATCCAAACGAAGGACCACAAACAGACTTTCTTGCTGCTGGTGAGAAAGATGTACTTTATGGTGGAGCAGCCGGTGGTGGTAAGTCTTATGCGATGTTAGTAGACCCACTACGTTATGCACATCGTAAAGCACATAGAGCTTTAATACTTAGAAGGTCTATGCCAGAGTTACGTGAGATGATTGATAAGTCTCGTGAACTATATCCACAAGCATTTCCGGGTGCTAAGTTTCGTGAAGTAGAAAAACTTTGGAACTTCCCAAGCGGTGCAAAGGTTGAGTTTGGATTCTTAGAACGAGATGCCGATGTATATAGATACCAAGGACAAGCGTATAGCTGGATAGGTTTTGATGAGATAACTCACTTACCTACAGAGTTTGCATGGAACTATTTAGCATCACGTCTTAGAACAACAGACCCTGAAATAAAAACATACTTACGTTGTACTGCTAACCCCGGTGGTGTTGGTTCACAATGGGTAAAGAAACGATACATTGAACCGGAAGAACACAATACAAGTTTTGAAGGTAAAGATGGATTAAGTAGAAAGTTCATACCAGCTAAGTTAGCAGATAATCCATACCTTTCTGAAGATGGTGTGTATGAGCAAATGCTTAAATCATTACCACCAATTCAACGTAGACAGCTACTTGAAGGTAACTGGGATGTAGCGGAAGGAGCTGCTTTTGTAGAATTTGACCCAACTGTACACGTAATTACACCATTTGAGCTACCTGTAAACTGGGAAAGAATCAAAGCAGTTGACTATGGATATGCTGCAGAAAGCTGTTGTTTATGGGGAATTTTGGACATAAATGACGGAACTTTGATAATTTATCGAGAATTATACAAAAAAGGCTTGACAGGTGAGGAATTAGGTAGTATAATAACAGATATGGAAATGGAAGACCCATTTTCGGTGAATGGTGTATTGGATACTGCAGCATGGGCACGAACAGGTACAACTGGTCCAACTGTCGGTGAAGCCTTAGTAAGAGCTGGTCATAAATTAAGACGAGCTGATAAGAATAGAATACAAGGTAAAATTCAAATACATGAATATTTAAAAGTTAAAGAGAACGGTAGACCAAGGTTACAGATATTTAATACGTGTCCTAATCTAATAAGAGAATTACAATCTATCCCTCTTTCAAAAACGAATCCTGAAGATGTAGATACACATGCTTCGGACCACGCATACGATGCGTTACGTTATATGATAATGAGCAGACCTAGAATGGAAAGCCCATTAGAAAGAATCAGAGGATTGAAACGAGAGATGTACAGACCTTCTGACTCTAAATTTGGATATTAAGGTATGGCAGAACAAGATAATACATTTCTAAGTGCTAATTCTGTTTATGAAGAAGTAGAAGGTGAGTCTGGAGTTAAATTAACTTTAGAAGAAGACCAGCAACGAAACTTAATTGGAATAATTAAAGGTCGTTATGCTCAAGCTGAAGATGCTAGACAAACAGATGAAACACGATGGTTAAAAGCTTACGAAAATTATCGAGGCTTGTATAATCGTTCTGTTAAGTTTAGAGAATCTGAAAAGTCTCGAATCTTTGTAAAGATAACTAAAACAAAAGTACTTGCTGCTTTTGGTCAATTAGTAGATGTTATCTTTGGAACTGGTAAGTTTCCAATCGGAGTACAAGAAACAAAAATACCAGAAGGTGAAACGGATTATGCTCATCTAGATATAAACAATCCTACACCTAGTTTAGAAACTTCTGAACCTGACATGGATGTTAATGGTAACTCTGTTGATTATGTAAGTCCATACGATGTTGGTTACGAAGGAGATGGTAAAGCTTTAAAACCCGGAGCTACGTTTTATAACGGTGTATTTCAAGATAGTTTAGAAGACCAAGCTGAAGATGCTGGTATATTATCAGACGGTGCAAGTCCAGACCCTCAAGCAATAGAATTATCTCCTGCACAAAGAGCTGCAAGGAGAATGGAAAAATTAATACATGACCAAATTGAAGAATCAAATGGGTCATCAGAAATAAGAAATGCTCTTTTAGAATCTGCTCTACTTGGTACAGGGATTGTAAAAGGACCATTTAATTTTAATAAAAAACTTCATAAGTGGGATGTTGGGGAAAATGGAGAAAGAACTTACAACCCGTTAGAAGTTAGAGTACCAAGAATTGAATTTGTAAGTTGCTGGGATTTTTATCCTGACCCAAATGCAACTAATATGGAAGAATGTGAATACGTTATCCATAGACACAAAATGAATAGAAGTCAATTAAGGCAATTAAGAAACATGCCTTACTTTGATGAAGATGCTATACGTAATGCAATTCAAATGGGTGCTAATTACGTAGAAAAAGATTTTGAATCACAATTAAAAGATGATGTAAGAGCTGACGAAGAAGTTGGCTCAAACTTTGAAGTTCTTGAATATTGGGGTATCATGGATGCTGAATATGCAAGAGAAGTTGGAATTGAATTAGATGAGACTGTAGACGATTTAGATGAAGTACAAGTAAATGTATGGACATGTGGACATTATTTACTTAGAGCTGTAATCAATCCATTTACACCATACCGAATACCTTATCATTCATTCCCATACGAAAGAAATCCATATAACTTTTTTGGTATTGGTATAGCAGAAAATATGGATGACAGCCAACAAATTATGAATGGTCATGCAAGAATGGCTATTGATAATCTGGCAATGGCTGGTTCGTTGGTATTTGATGTAGATGAGTCTGCTTTAGTTGGTGGACAATCTATGGAAATATATCCCGGAAAAATATTCCGTAGACAAGCAGGAATGCCGGGACAAGCCATACATGGTTTAAAGTTTCCAAATACAGCTCAAGAAAATTTAATGATGTTTGATAAGTTTAGACAACTTGCAGACGAACAAACAGGAATACCGTCATACTCACACGGACAAACAGGTGTTCAAAGTATGACAAGAACTGCTTCTGGTATGTCAATGCTACTTGGAGCAGCTAGTTTAAACATTAAAACTGTTGTCAAAAATCTTGATGACTTTTTATTGAAACCATTAGGAGAAGCTTATTTCCAATGGAACATGCAATTCTTAGAAGATGATTTGGATGTTAAAGGTGATTTAGAAGTTAGAGCTACTGGTACAAATAGCTTGATGCAGAAAGAAGTACGAAGTCAAAGACTTACTACTTTCTTACAAACTGCACAAAGTCCTGCTATTGCACCATTTGTTAAAATTTCTAAATTGGTTAGTGAACTTGCTTATAGCTTAGATTTAGACCCTGATGAAATACTCAATGACCCTGAAGAAGCAGCTATCATGGCACAAATAATAGGAATGCAAAATGCTGGACAAACAAACAGCCAAGAAGCTCAACCCCTTAGTGAACAGTCCCCAATGGGAGGAGTTCAAGGAGTACCTGAAGAACCTCAAAACCTTGGAGTTACAGGGACTGGCGGTGGCAACATCGGAACAGGAAATGTACCGGTTGCAGGGGAAAGTGAGTTCTCTGGTGCGGTTGGAGCAACTGGACCTACAAGTTAAAGAAGCATTACTGAGGAAAGAAGAGGAAATATAATGGGACTACTTAAAAAATTACACAAGAAAGCTAAAAAACGAGGAAGGAATCAAAAAATTTCTATTGGTCGTAAACGTGATGGAAAAGTAAAAGACAATAGAAAAAAAACTCCTTCACGCCCTCGAAACAAAATAGTTAAAGATGATTTAATTAAACGAACTCCGAAGAAAGAAGAAAAGAAAAATTCTGATTTTATGTCAATAGAAAGAATTAAAAATCCAAAAAGTTTATTAGATGACGATGCAAAACAATATCGTGGTCCAAGAGTTATGAGAGCTACGGGTGGTCCAGACGATAGTGGAAAGAATGAAAATGTTCTTGACTCAAGATTAAAATCTATGGTTGCTAACGAAGTTAAATTCTTACAAGAGTATGGTGATGAATATTTTAACTCTGGTGGAGGTATGTTTTCTAGATTAAAAATGAGTCTTGGAGATAGTAATCAAGGTAAACGATTATTTATTGAAATGCGTAAAGCAAATAATCAAATGGGTGGAGATTACACCAACGAACAATTATTAGACATGGCAAACAAAGGAATCAAAGATGCTGGTCTAAAATATATTATTTCAAAAGATGTACTTCCAAAAGTTCAAAAAGCTCATGGTGGTGAGCCACTACCTAATGAAGGTTTAGAAAAATTACATTCAGAAGAGCCTGACCTTGTAGCTAGAATGCTAAAACAAGAAGGTGGTATGATGGCTTCAGACGATGAAATGGAAGAAGATTACATGCAATTTATAATTGACGAAGCATTAACAGAAGAAGAAGAAATGATGCTAATGTCAAAACTAGAACAAGATATGGAGCTATCAATACTATTTGATAAAGTAGTAGATGTAGCTCAAGAATTTGCTGGGTCTGGTCCTGTTGAAGGTCCGGGTTCAGGAGTCTCTGATTCGATACCTGCTAGGTTATCGGATGGAGAGTTTGTCTTTACTGCAAAAGCTGTGGAAGAAATTGGAAGTGACAACTTAATGTCAATGATGAAAGAAGCTGAAGCTAAAGCAGATGAAAGACAACAAGTTGCTACAGGCGGATTGCTTGATAGTGGAGAGGAAGAAATTGACGAAAATATTCAACGTCAAACTGTTATACTTGACAGGGGCTTTGTTCCTGAAGAGGATGATATGGTAGACGATGAAATTAAAAAACGTATGATGGACCCATCCACACAAGCAAGATATGTCCGTAGCTAAATAGCGATAGAGCTACCCTATTAGCGTAGGCACTCTATCAAATATAAAACCGAAAGGCGACCTTTACAAGACAAGCCCTATAGTGCACATATAGCTACCTTGTTAATGAAGCCCTGATTAGGAGAAAAGAAAATGACTAATACAGTCCAAAAAGAGGAAAAGCCAAATCCTTATAACGCAAGAAAAGATTGGCACGATAAAGATGATAAACCTTTTGTATCATCTCAAAGTATGTTTTTTGAAGAACCTTCAGAAAAAAATAAACTTTTTGACAGTAACGATATTAATGATATTGAAGCTGAAGGAAGTGTAAATACAGAAGAACTGGAAACTAAAAAGGATACTCCTTATAAAAGACCAGACTACAAAAAACGTTACGATGATTTAAAAAAACATTATGATTCTAAACTTAATGAGTTTAAATCCAGAGAACAAGAGCTAATAGAAGAAGCTACTAAAAATAGAACTGAATATGTTGCTCCTAAATCTGAAGAAGAACTAGAAGAGTTTAAAAAAAATTATCCTGATGTTTATGAAGTTGTAGAAACAGTTGCTCATTTACAATCTGAGTCTAAAGCAAAAGTTCTAGAAGAACGCCTTAGTAAACTCCAAGAACGTGAACAAGAGTTAATACAACAAGATGCAGAAAAAAGGTTAGTGGAAAAACATCCTGATTTTGAGGATATTAGAAACAGCGATGATTTCCATGATTGGGCAAAGGAACAACCTAAGTCTATTCAAGATTGGATATACTCAAATGTTGACGATGCCGATTTAGCTTCTCGTGCTTTAGATTTATTTAAACGTGATATAGGTATGGATGTTCCTACAAAGGAAAAGTCATCTTCTAAACCGACTAAATCTGCTGCAGATATGGTATCAACTAAAACAACAACAGTTGACCCCAAGCAGGAGAAAATTTGGTCAGAAAGGGAGATTGCTGCTATGAGTGTTGCAGAATTTGATAAGTACGAACAGGAAATATCAGATGCAATGCAAGAAGGCAGAATCGTTAAATAAACTATATTAACTTAAAGGAGAAAGTATCATGGCTCAATATTTTGAACCCTCAACTGATACCAATGCTAACTTTGCAAACTCCGTAAGTGGACAAACTAATAGTTTCTTTTTACCTTCGGTTTACTCTAAAAAGGTTTTAAACTTCTTTAGAAAACTTTGGTTGTTGATAGTGCTAAAGCTTTCAAATTCATCGTAGATGATATTGAAACTAACATGTCACATGTCAACTTTAAAGAAGTAGCTTCTAGCTCTGCTGCGTATGCTCTTAAAGATTCATACGATGCTGCTGTATTAGCTACTATGTTTAGTGGATGTTCATCTAGCTCACCTGACCATATTATTGGTTCAGATAGCTCAACTGCTGATGCTACTATGTCTCACGCAACTAATTCTGTTGACCTATTAGGTTCTGACGGAACTGGTGTTGACGCTATTGACCTTATGGCTAGAATGGCTAGATTACTAGACGACCAAAATGTACCTGAAGAAGGTAGATGGTTTGTTGCTCCTCCTACATTCTATGAGGAATTAGCACAGTCTGGTTCTAAACTATTATCTGTTGACTTCAACGCAGGTCAAGGTTCAATCAGAAATGGATTAGTATCAAGTGGTAAGTTAAGAGGATTTGATATGTACAAATCTAATAACATTGCTGCTACATCTAATGCTACTGGTAAAGTAATGGCTGGACATATAAGTTCAACTGCTACTGCTAACACTATCCTTTCAACAGAAGTGTTGAGAGACCCAACATCGTTTGGTGATATTGTTAGAGGTCTTCATGTCTATGGTGCGAAAGTACTTAGAGAAGAAGCTCTTGTTAGTGCATTCTATGTAATTGACTAATATCAATTCGGGGGAGTCTTCGGACTCCTCCACTTTTTAAAAGGAAAGAATATGAGAACTAAATATAAAGCAGGTGGAACACAGAATCCTTATATGGGAATCACAATGGACCCAGTTAAACCTAAAGGCTCAAAAGGCTCAAAAGGAAAACGTAAACCCGTAATGATGTCTAAAAAAGGTCCAATTAGTAAGGTAAACAAAAAGCCTAGTAGGAATAGGGTAATGTTTAAAGATGGCGGAATGCCAAAAGCTAAACCTTGTTAAAATGAAAGTTAAAGCACCTAAAGGCTATCATTGGATGAAACAAAAAAATGGTAGTTATAAATTAATGAAACATACTGGTAAATTTGTTAAACATAAAGGAGCAAGTTTAACAGCTAATTTTGCAATACAAAAGGTTCATAAAAAATAATGGCAACAACATATTTAGACATAACTAACGAAATACTAAGAGAATTAAATGAGATTCCTCTTACATCAGCAAACTTTGCAAGTGCTGTAGGTTTACAACAATTTGTAAAAGATGCAGTTAATAAGTCTATATTTGATATTGCAAACGCTGAACCTCAGTTACCTTTCTTTGCAGTAGGTGAAAGTGGCTCAACAGACCCTTTTTATGGTAACGTAACTGTTGCTACAACTGCAGGAACAAGATGGTACGAACTAAAAGAAAGCAGTTCTAATATTGCAAATGACTACGCTTCTATTGATTGGGATGATTTTTATATTACCACAATCAATGTAAGTGGCGAAACTTCACCTTATGTTTCCAAAGGTTTGAAGTTTTTAACATTAACAGATTGGAAACGTTATTATAGAGATGGTGATAATGCAGATGATGCAGATACACAAAATTATGGAGAACCACAATTTGTTATTAAATCTCCAGATTCTAGAAAATTTGGATTAAGTCCAATACCAGACAAAGTTTACAACATACATTTTTATGCATTTGACAAACCCACAAAGTTAAGTGCACACGGAGATACAGTTGTATTTCCAGAACAATATGTAAATGTTATAACTGCTAGAGTACGATACTATGTATGGCAGTTTAAAGAAAGTGCTCAACAAGCAGCTTTTGCTTTAGAAGATTATAAAAAAGAATTAAGACAGATGAAATCTAACTTGATGAATCCTCAACCAAAATATATGACAGACGATAGGAGATACTTCTAGTGGCACAATCGCAACCATATACTGTTGCATGTGCTGGAGGATTAGTTAAATCATCAAACTCAATAGATTTACTTAAAAGCCCCGGTTCAGCAAGAGACCTAAAAAACTTTGAAGTATCTATTGAAGGTGGTTATAGACGAATCAATGGTTTTGAAAAGTTTGGTACAACAAACGCTACAAGACCTACAGGAAGTGCAACTACTATACTAGGAACATTTCCATATGCTGATGGAGTAATTGTTACAGCCGGTACTGGAATATTTTTTAGTAACGATGGACAAAACTGGTTGAACATAGGTAGAGCTTCTGTAGCTAGTAGTGGAGATAACCATACAGCTTTTACAGGTAGAAGCACACTTACTAGAACAGGACAAGGGCAATGTCAATTTACATTATTTGATGGAGCAACATTTGATTATGGTCAAGTTATCATTGCAGATGGAGCAAACAAACCTTACAGTTTTAGAATGGAAGGTACTGGTGCTTTAGATAGCAGAACTTTTTTTGCAGAAGAAATTACTGTAACTGGGACTAAAGGTGTTAAATATGTTACAGTAAATGATAAACACTTAATTGCAGCAGGAGTAGAAGACAATTTAAGTACAGTTTATTTTAGTGGAACTTTAGACCCAACAGACTTTAGTAGTACAGGGTCAGGTGCAGTTGTTTTAGAAGACCAAATAGAAGGCATCAAAGGTTTCCGTAATGAGTTATTTATATTTTGTACAAATAGTATATTTAAACTTATAAATATAAATGATTCAACTAATATTGCAATCGTTCCGGTTACTAAAAACGTAGGTTGTTTAAGTGGTTATAGTATTCAAGAGATTGGTGGTGA